AGCTAGTATCTTTTGTATTTGCATAGTGCTCCTTTAAAAGAGTTTATATTTACCTAGAATGGAAGAGAGCTGGTAAGCTCTCAACTGTTCTAGGAAACTACAGCTATCAGAAGGATATTTCACATTGTCCTCCTGAACAAGCTTGAGCACCCATAGTATTAATATCTGTAAACTTCTTAGCTGTTAATGCTTTAGTAAAGTCTACTTCTCTAGCACTATTTTGGATTCTCCACCATTTGTGAAGAAGGTACACATCTTTAAGACAGTCCGTACATACCTCAGCTGTTGGAAAATGCTTAGCAAACTTATTAAATCTACGTATCCAGTCTCGTTTTAGAAGGTCCTTATGCTCTTCTGTTAGGATTTCACCATATCCAAGAGCTGTGTTACAAGCTGTCCATAAGTCATTGTTGAATGCAGCTAGTCCAGCTTCAATAAGTGCTGAGGTAAATAAAGCTACTTCTCCATATTTAGCTACTATCTGCTCATGTGTTAATACTTCTGCAAAGGGTGATTGAGGGTATGCTTTGTCCCCAGATGCTGCTAAGAAACTTATACCACAGAATGCTTCTTTGTTGTCATAGATGTAGTCAAATACTTCATCCCAGTCATCAACTGTGATTGTGTTTGAGACGTTGTGACGAAGCCAAGGTTGAACACATAGTTCATGATTGGTTCCATGTTCAATCCATACTTGTTGAGCTTTCTTTACATATTCTAATTGTTTTATACCAAGTAGGTCACGTTTGTAAATTGAAGTCTCTGGTGGTGTGATTGGAAAGGCAACTACAATGTCTGTTGTATTCCAGACTGAGTTCTCAACCATTTCTGGTAATTCTTTAATAAAGAACTGGGCTACTTCTGTTTCTTTATTGAACTGTGCATGGCGAATATACTGTGGTGCGTGTTCACCATGAATGCCTGCTGCACAGCCTAGAAGTACAGACGCATTGCCTGACGGCTTAACACATGTTGTACGAGCTGCTTGGTTAATACCAATCATATCAGCTACAACTTTGTTCCAGTGCTTCACAATATTGGCACCTTTAATAAGGACATCTTCGTTAAAGAGAATGTCTGGTCTGCTCATCCAGCCCGTTATAGAAGCACCAATTAAGGCTTCACGTTCTACAATCTCTTTAGTTGCTGGAGATAGGAATTTGAAGTCTGTATAAGATGCTTGGATTGTGCCAAGAATTGCAGAGTATTTACATTGTTGGTAAAAGTCTTCTTCTGACTTAATATTACCTCCAGCACCCTCGGTTAAATTACACATCTGCCAACCTGATTCACCAGAAGCTGTGTAGGCATATTGTCCTATCTCAACACAAGGGTTAAATAATGCTTCAGTGGAGTCTGCTAGTATAAACCCAGGTTCACCTGAATGTTTAATGGATTCCTTGATGGTGTGTAGTTCTTCTCTGGTTACTTCTGAACGGAGGATAAGAGCACTATTGTTACTACGACCTCTCTGTGCATTGGTTGTAAACCAATCACCTGTCTTAGCGTTTAGCATCTCTATATCATCTTTAGAGAAGATACAAATTGTAGCTGAACGTCTAACACCTCCAGATATTACAGCGTCTGCAATGAACATTACAATATCGTATGCTACAATTGGTCTGATACTAACTGGTCCAGTGTCAGACAACTGAGCCTTTAACATAGTTTCAATTTTAGATAGTGCTAATTGGAGAGCTTCAGGACCAGGAGCTTTGAAACCTCCTGATATGAATGCACCTTTAGGTCTAATCTTTTCAAAATTGAAGTAGACTTTTCTACCTGCATACTCTGGGTGTTTGCCCCCATCTACGAAGAAGGAAGATAGTAGCACATCTACAGCTTCACTCCAGCCTTCTATCGAGTCTGGTATAACAAACTCTTTAGCTTGCTTGGTACGTTTAACTATCTGTGGTAATTTAGCTACATGATGGTGTTGTACTGAGAAACCTACACCAGTTCCACATAGCAGGAGATAGAAAGCCTCACCAAAGAAGGCTGGTCTATCACAGTACGAGGCAGCACAGTTGTACATTCTAGCTTGATGCTTGAGTAACTGCTCTCCTCCAAATTGTAAGGCTCGTTGAGCACCTAGAAACATTTTAGCTTGATATGATAATTCTGCTTCAGCAAGTAGGACCTCTAAGTCAGGTGTAAGTTTATCTTTAGATTTTAACCAACTACGGTGCATATTCATAACTCTAGCTACAGCTTCATTCCATGTTTCATATCTGTTGTCTTCATCTCTATAACGAGCATAGTCATTATAGAATTTAGCATCAGACATTATATCTATTGCATTCCAGCTCATATTGCTCCATTCAGTAAATTAGTGTTATGGGATATGGCTTTAACAACTGCGTTAACCCTCTCCCAATCTCTATTCTCTAATGGTGTTTTTAATAGCTTATTTAAAAGCTCTGATGCTTTTAAAATTCTAGCTTCAAGACCCTCTTTCATTCCTGGAAGCTCTTTGATGTCACAACCATATAGATACTCAGTGGTCTTCATTATACTGCTCTTTTAAGTTGAGCTGCTGGTCTGAACTTAGGTACTGTTTTAGCTGGTGATGTCCAAGTACGTCCACCTAATGGTGCTGTGCCCGTTCTAGCTGCTTGCTGCGCTGGGTAGAATTTGCCTAAGCCAGAGATGTTAACTTCTTCACCTGATGCAAGTTTATCTTTTATAATACTAATCATCATCTCAACTGCTCTAGATGCTGCTGCTTTAGATTCAAAGTCATTGAGCATAGATAGCTCTTGTACGAATTCTGCTTTAGTCATTGTTGTTCCTTTAGTTATATGTTTTACGTAAATAATGAGCAATACCTAAAGCATCACAACGACCATCGAGGATGCCTCCTTTCGGACCAGTTAGCTCTGCTAACGGGTAAAGTTTGCTCATAACCTCAAATGTTCCTTGTTTACCAGACTTAGCTGGTATTTGACATGATTTCTGCCAAGCTTGTGGACGAACTAATTCATAGCCAATGTGCAGGGTTTGTAGCATACCTTCAAGCTCACCTAGACGTTGTCCGAATGAGAACATTGAAGATACCCCTTGACCAGGCATGGCTGAGACAGACTCGACAGCTATCATGGTTGGTAATGGTAGTTTAGCTTGGTAGATAGACTCAAGATAGCCAATATAGGAGGCTAAGTTGAAGTCAACAAAGAAGGCAGCTCCATCTTCATATAGACGGCAGAGACTACCTTTCTTACCTACATCTATGCCTATCCAAGATTTCATTTAGCACCTGCTATAAGCTCATCTAAGTTGTAAAGGTTGCTAGTGTTTTCTGTGGTGTTGTTAGAACCTCCAGTTTTACGCACATAAATAACATCTTTACCGTCTTCATGCTTGATAGATACTTGGACACCAACATCCCAGCCAGACAATACTGCGTATAGTCCTGAGCTCTTAGTCCCAAGGCGAGAGGTGCTTCCTCTGCTTCCTTGGAGAACTCCTCTGTAATGTGCCATTATGCTGGGAAGTTAGCTGATGCTGCGAATGGGTTAGCTGCTGGAGTAGCTTTAGGGGCAGGTGCAGAGCCACCAGGCTTCTTAGCTGCTTTCCATGCTGCAACGTCTTCAGCTGTGAGCCCATCTCTGTATGTAACGTTCTCAGCATAAGCTCTATCTTTTTCAAGCTGAACGCCAGGCTGTGTCTCGTTGATGATTTCAGCTGCGGATGCACCGTCTTCACGATAGAATGCTTTGATAAGACGTCTCTCTTTGATTTCACCATTATACTTAGAATACTCGAATTGGATACGAACTTGCACTGGTAGGTCTGTGAAGTCTGTTAGAACGGCTAAGTCTGTTGGAGTTCTATCTTTACCAAGTAGGTGCTCTTGTACTTCAGGATCTGATACTGTGTCTAAGCCAGCTATTACAACTAGCTTGTTGAATATCTTAGCTTCGAAGTTTTCAGAGCCATCGTTGTTATCTAGCTTGAGTCCATAGAATACTTCGTTAGAGCCGTTGTAGTCTACGTTGAAGTTTAGGGAACGAGCGCCTTTGTCATTGACGACTACTGATACTGTCTTGATTGTTACTGGATATATTCCAGACTTGTTGATATAGTTACCACCATCTTGGATAGATGATTGGTCTTTTTTAGCTACGAAAAATGCCATTGTGTTTCCTTTATAGTTCGAATTTAGCTGCTGAGGTTTTTAGCTCAGATAGCTTGTTAATGTGTGATTGGAGATTATACTCCTCAGCAGGTTGATTGTCAGGTAGGTCAGCTAATATTGAACGAGCTGCAAACTTAGTAGAACGATGATGGATAGTTCGTTTGTTAGACTTAACTTCAATGAAGATAGAATTGTCAACTTCCGATAACCAAGCACCTTTTTTAGCAAATGAGCCTTGAGCTACTAACTCA